ATCGACGTCATTGCCCACGAACCAAGCCCTAAACTAGAGTTACCTACGCATGCAGAGCACCATATACAGCGCTGAAGACGAACAAGAACTGATGGCCCGGCTGTGGAGCCCGGCGATCAAGGACAACCCGCTGGCGTTTGTGATGTTTGCTTTTCCCTGGGGCGTCAAGGGCACGCCGCTGGAACACTTCCAAGGACCGCGCAAATGGCAGCGCGAGGTGCTGCTGGACATTGCCGAGCACATCAAGCTGAACCAGGGCAAGACTGACTTTGATGTGCTGCAAGAAGCCATATCGTCTGGCCGGGGTATTGGCAAGTCGGCGCTGGTCAGTTGGATCACGATCTGGATGTTGGCCACGCGCATCGGCTCGACGACCATCATTTCGGCCAACTCTGAGTCCCAGCTCAGGTCGATCACCTGGGCCGAGATCACCAAGTGGTTGGCCATGGCCATTAACTCGCATTGGTTTGAGGTGTCCGCAACCCGAGTGATGCCGGCCAAGTGGCTGACTGAGCTTGTCGAGCGGGACTTAAAGAAGGGCACGCGCTACTGGGGCGTGGAAGGCAGGCTTTGGTCAGCCGAGAACCCTGACGCCTACGCCGGCGTGCACAACTTTGACGGTGTGCTGGTGGTTTTTGACGAAGCGTCTGGTATCGACGACTCCATCTGGGCGGTGACCGGCGGTTTCTTCACAGAAAACACGCCAAATCGCTTCTGGTTGGCGTTTAGCAACCCACGGCGCAACACCGGGTACTTCTACGAGGCGTTTAACAGCAAACGAGCGTTTTGGCGCACCAGAATCGTGGACGCCAGGACGGTCGAGGGCACCGACAAGGCGGTCTACAACCGGATCATTGACGAATATGGGCCTGACTCAAGCCAAGCGCACGTCGAGGTCTACGGCATGTTCCCAAGTGCGGGCGATGACCAGTTTATTTCGTCCAACGTGGTAGACGACGCCATGGCCCGGCCCAAATACAAGGACGCCAGCGCCCCAATCGTGATCGGCGTAGACCCTGCGCGGTTCGGAGCGGATGCAACGGTAATCGCCGTGCGCCAAGGTCGGGATATTGTCAAGATCATGCGCCACAGGGGCGACGACACCATGACGGTGGTGGGGTATGTGATCGAGGCGATCGACGAATTTAAGCCGGCGCTGGTCGTGATTGACGAAGGCGGGTTGGGGGCGGGTATTGTCGATCGATTAAAAGAGCAACGGTACAAGGTCAAAGGCATAAACTTTGGAAATAAATCCAAAAATCCGATCATGTACGGTAATATGCGAGCCCAGATGTGGGGAGATATGCGAGAATGGCTGAAATCTGCTAGTATCCCCAACGACAGGTTCTTGAAGACGGACTTGATTTCGCCTATGATGAAGCCTGATTCACGGGGAACAATCTTCTTGGAAAGCAAAAAGGAAATGAAAGCTCGCGGTCTTGCTTCGCCCGACGCTGCTGACGCTATCGCCGTCACATTTGCCTTTCCAGTGGCACATCGTGAGTATGTCGAACCCAAGCGCACCGCCAGAAGCTACGGTAGCGCAGTCTCTTCTGGATGGATGGGCGCATGAAGAAGGTTTCTTTGAGTGTTGGCCGCGGTGAAAAGCTGCCGGTGTCCAAGGGCGCGGGGCTGACTGAAAAGGGCCGCGCTAAGTACAACGCCGCCACGGGCTCCAATCTCAAAGCGCCAGCACCTAACCCCAAGACCAAAGCAGATGCTGGCCGCAAAGCCAGCTTTTGCGCGAGAATGGAAGGTGTCGTGAAGCATGCCAAGGGCGATGCTGAACGCGCTAAAGCGTCACTCAAACGATGGAAGTGTTAACATGAAACCTGGACTTTATGCCAATATTCATGCCAAACAGGCTCGTATCGCCGCTGGCAGTAAAGAGAAAATGAGAAAGCCAGGCACGCCTGGCGCGCCTACGGCCAAGGCTTTTAAAGAATCTGCCAAAACTGCGAGGAAGAAATAATGCCACTCGTTAAGTCTAAATCTCCCGAAGCGTTCCGCAAAAACATCAAGGCCGAAGTCAAGGCGGGCAAGCCCGTCAAGCAGGCCGTGGCGATTGCGTATGCCGTCAAACGTGCGGCACCAAAAGGCAAGAAATAATGGCAGATTACACAGGCATTGCGGCTGCTGGCGCAGTGGCTGAAGGTGGTAAACCTAAAAAAAGCGCGTCTGACATCCTGGCCACAGCCCGTGCCAGGCTTGATTTGGCGGTGTCCGCGCTATCTGAAAGCCGCGAAGATGAGATCGACGACTTGCGGTTTTACGCAGGTTCGCCCGACAACCAATGGCAGTGGCCCGCCGATGTGCTGGCCACCCGTGGCGCGGTGCAGGGTCAGACGATCAACGCGCGGCCATGTCTGACGATCAACAAGCTGCCCCAGCATGTGCGCCAAGTCACCAACGACCAGCGCCAGAACCGGCCGGGGGCCAAGGTCATCCCGGTGGACGACAACGCTGACGTGGAAGTGGCCGACATTTTTAACGGCATGATTCGGCACATTGAGTACATCAGCGACGCCGATGTGGCCTACGACACTGCTTGTGAAAACCAAGTTTCTTACGGCGAAGGTTATCTTCGCCTGCTGACCGAGTATTGCGACGACAACACGTTCGACCAAGACATCAAGATTGGTCGGGTGCGCAATTCCTTCTCGGTCTACATGGACCCAACCATCCAAGACCCAACCGGCGCGGATGCCAAGTGGTGTTTTGTCACTGAAGACATCACCAAAGCTGAGTTTGAGCGCATGTATCCTGATGCTGCGCCCATTACAACGCTGCAATCTTTGGGTGTGGGCGATCAGTCGATCAGCAACTGGCTCAACGAAGACACCATCCGCATCGCGGACTACTACTACATTGACTACGACCGCACAACGCTGAATTTGTATCCCGGCAACGCCACAGCGTTTGAAGGCACGCCAGAAGACAAGCAACTGCGCGCGATCTACGGCAAACCCAAGCGGTCACGCGAGTCTGACCGGCCCAAAGTCAAGTATTGCAAGATCAACGGGTACGAAATCCTTGAAGAGCGCGAGTGGGCGGGCAAGTGGATTCCCGTGATCCGCATCGTGGGCAACGAATTTGAGGTTGACGGTCGTTTGTATGTGTCGGGTTTGGTGCGCAACGCCAAAGATGCCCAGCGTATGTACAACTACTGGGTCAGCCAAGAGGCCGAGATGCTGGCCTTGGCGCCCAAAGCCCCATTCATCGGCTATGGCGGCCAGTTTGAAGGCTACGAACAGCAATGGAAGACCGCCAACACGCAAAATTGGCCGTATTTGGAAGTCAATCCAGACGTTACAGACGGCCAAGGCGGCATGTTGCCACTACCCCAGCGGGCACAGCCTCCAATGGCCTCCAGCGGGCTATTGCAGGCCAAGGCAGGGGCGTCTGAAGACATCAAGTCCACCACTGGTCAATACAACGCCAGTTTGGGCATGGGTTCCAATGAGCGTTCGGGCAAAGCCATTCTTGCGCGCCAGCGCGAAGGCGATGTGGGCACGTATCACTACGGGGATAACCTAGCCCGTGGCGTGCGCCATGTGGCCCGTCAGTTGGTGGACTTGATCCCCAAGATTTACGATACCCAACGCATTGCTCGCATCATCGGTGAAGATGGCGAAACCAAGATGGTCAAGATCAACCCCGAGCAAGAGCAGCCGGTCAACAAAATCATGGACGAGCAGGGCATCGTGATCGAAAAGATTTACAACCCCGGCGTCGGCAAGTACGACGTGGTGGCAATCACTGGCCCAGGCTACGCGACCAAACGTCAAGAGGCATTGGAGGGCATGGCACAACTATTGCAAGGCAATCCTCAATTGTGGGCTGTGGCCGGTGACCTGTTCGTCAAGAACATGGATTGGCCCGGTGCTCAAGAGATGGCCAAGCGGTTTGCCAAGACCATTGATCCGAAGTTCCTGTCCGACACTGAGGATGACCCGGCGTTGCAAGCTGCCCAGCAGCAGATTCAAGCCATGGGCCAAGAGATGGAACAGATGCACATGATGATTAAAAACGTGGGCAAATCCATTGAAGTGCAAGAGCAAGAGCGCAAGGACTTTGAGGCCCAAGTCAAGGCATACGAGGCCGAAACCAAGCGTTTGGCCCAAGTGCAGGCCAGCATGTCGCCAGAGCAAATTCAAGATATAGTCTTGGGAACCGTGCATGGCATGATCACATCGGGCGATCTGGTGGGCGAAATGCCTGGCCGGGAGCAGAATGAGATGATGCCCGAACCACAAGGGATGCCACAATGAAAGCGTGTGATTTTGTCGGATTGCTGTTTTTAGCCCGAGACGTGGCGCACAGTGTTCATTTGAACACCCGCAGTTATTCCAAGCACAAGGCTTTGGGTCATTTCTATGAGCGCATCATTGACGCTGCGGATGATTTTGCCGAGAGCTACCAAGGCCGGCACGGCTTGATGGGGCCAATCACTTTGCATTCAGCCAAAAAGACGGCTAACATCATCGAGTTTTTGGAAGATTCGCTCAAACAGATTGAAGACGCTAGGTATGAGGTGGTTGACAAGGCAGATATGTCGTTGCAGCAGCTCATCGACAACATTATTGAGATTTATCTTCGCACCCTGTACAAACTCCGCTTTTTGGCGTAAGGACACACCATGGCTCTTTATTTCCACAACAACAACGCTGACGTTCAAGTCAAAGTTGGAGCCGGCAAGCTCAAAGGCATCTTTGTAAGCGCCGCATCCGGAACGCCAACTTTGGCGGTTTATGATACCGCCACTGCAAGCACCAGCGACCCCACAATCATTGCAACATTTACGCCATCCGGTAATACCATGTATTTGCTAAGTGGTGATGATAGTGGTGTTTATTTCAGTAATGGATTATGGGTTGACAAAGGCGGTACAACTGTCAATTGCACTATTTTTTACGAGTAAACGCCATGTCCCAATATAAACATATTACGGAGTCCACCCAACTTAAAGTTGGTTTTGGAAAAATTAAAAGTCTTTTCATCAGCTCTGCGGCCACCACACCAAGGGTTTCAATTTATGACTCAGCCACGTCAGATACGGCTGATCCAGAATTGATTCATCAATTCACACCCACTTCAGCTTCAGTTCGGCAGTTAAGTGGTGACATCGGCGGCATCGCATTCAACAAAGGTTTGTACGTCGTTATTTCGGGCGATGTCTCAATGACCGTCATTTATGAATAAAGGTTAATCATGGCCGTCAATCTTTCCCCTGTGGGCGGCGTTGCGGCCCAGTTCTTCACCAATAGCGGAGTGATTCTGTCTGGCGGCAAGCTGCTTACCTATGCGGCAGGTACCACTACGCCTGCGGCTACTTACACGTCAACCAGCGGTGGCACCGCACATACTAACCCGATTGTGTTGAATTCTGCTGGTCGTGTGCCCAGCAGCGGTGAAATTTGGCTGACTGACGGCATTCAGTACAAGTTTGTGTTGACCGATTCCAATGATGTGCTGATCGCCACGTACGACAACATCATCGGCATCAACTCCAATTTTGTAAATTTCACCAACAGCCAAGAAATTCAAACTGCTACTGCTGGTCAAACTGTTTTTACGTTGACGACCATGCAGTATCAACCGGGCACTGGCAGTCTGTCAGTGTTTGTGGACGGTGTGAATCAATACGGTCCAGGCGCTCAATATGCGTTTGTTGAAACGGATGCCACCACGGTGACTTTTGTGACCGGTTTGCATGTGGGCGCATCGGTTAAGTTCACCACAAGCGCAATCAATGCATCTAGCTATGGTGACGCGTTTCAGATCAGTTACACGCCACCTTTTACATCGTCTGTTGCCACCAATGTGGGTGACAAACTGGC